GCTGGTTACGAAAAGAAAAAAGCTTTAGAAGTAGCAGCAGGAGAAGGAAAATAAAGTATGGCATTTAGACTTAAGGATAAAGCAACCCTATTTGGCATAGATAAGAATACATCTACAGACAGCACTCCGGTTTTTAAGAAAAACTTGGAAGGTGCGGTGATGGCTGAAGCAAATAGAGACGGTACAATATTTGTACAAGAAGGTTTGTCTGCTAAGCAAACAGAAGATGCTGTGAAGCATGAGCAGGTTCACCTTGACCAAATGGCTATGGGTAGATTGCAGTATGACGATGCCACAGTTACGTGGAAGAAAGATACAAAATCCCCGGCTAGAGTATATCAAAGAGCAAATATGAATGAAGGCGATCCCAACTTTGAATGGGAACAAGAAGCTTATAAAAAAAAATAGAGGGGTTACACCGTGTGCAGGATGGAGCTACCCGACAAGGAATCAATCGCGCGGACCCTCTTACTTATTAACTAACAATAATTATTATGAACAAGCCAATTACAGCGAGAGTACAGGCCGCTACAAGAGCCGGTGCAGTAAGAGAGCCACTATTAGATGTTGGTGAAGCTGGCGTAAGCGGTGGATCAGCAACAAGGGTAACACCTTCTCCGGCTAAAAATGTAAACAAAGGTTACGGTGTAACTAAAGCATCTAACAAATAAGATGCCTTACATACAACCAAGTTCTCCGTTTGCTAAGCTACGTAAAACTACTACAGGTAAAGGCAGACACTTCTTAAAAGCAAAAGAAGGTGCTGGCATGACCGCTAAAGGGAGAGCAGCTTACAACAAAGAAACTGGCGGTGACTTAAAAGCGCCCCAGCCTGGTGGTGGTAAGAGACGTACTTCTTACTGTGCTAGATCGAAAGGACAAATGAAAATGCATAATATTGATTGTTCTAAAACTCCTGATAAAAGAATCTGTGCAGCACGCCGCAGATGGAAATGCTAATAAACAAATAAAAAAATAATGGGATCATTTATTAATCAACCCGAATTCGGGACTACGGTTACAGTAGTTACACCTAGTGACACTATTAGCGATGCTACTAAACTTAGTGGTGTTGCTTTATACGTAGGAACTGGCGGTGACGTTAACGTAATTATACAAAACAAAACAGCCGCAGCAGGTGGACCTCCAACAGCCGCAGACTCCGTAGTATTTAAAAATGTACCAGCAGGTGGATTTTTACCAATAATTGTAGACTACGTTTTAGCCACCGGCACAGCTGGATCGGATATTTTAACTATCAAGTAAGATGGGTATTGGCAATGCTAATTATGTATATTGGACCGAAGCGGCTAATGTTGGCGCGCCATTTACATTAACTCCGCCTGTAATTAGCGGAACACCAAGTGTTGGTAACGATCTAACAACAACAACTGGAACCGTATCATCTGCTCCTATTTCAGTTGTTAGTTACCAATGGATGAAGGATGCTACCGTAATACCTGGAGCCACTAGTGGAACTCTCGCATTGATTACAGGAGATATAGGGGGAATGATTACATGCGTAGTTAGTGCGACAAACTCAGCTGGCAGGATAAATACAACTTCAAATAGTTTAGGCCCTATCATAGCGTAAGCAACTTGTAATGAGTAAATAACGTGTAATAATAACAGTAACAATAATTTAATTTAATAAACAACAACAACAATGGGAAAAGTACAAGACATCACATCAGCACAAGTTGAAGCAATTACAGCCGAAGAGCTAAAGAAATTGCAAGAAATGGTAGGCGGAATGAATCAACTTCAAACTGCTATCGGTGGTTATGAAGCACAAAAGCATGACCTCCTCCACCAATTAGCGGGAGCTAAAAACGAATTATCAGAATACCAAAAAGAGCTCACTGAGACCTATGGCGATATCCAGATTGATTTGAAAGACGGTGCTATCTCGCCAGCAGATGCAGGTAATAAGGAAGATTAGTATTGGAAAAGACTATAAAAATGACGCCATGCACTATTCTGTTGGACAGGAAGTGTATGGTGGTCATACTATAGTTAATATACTGGAAGAAGAAACTAAGTATTCCGTGTATATACAAAAGGGAGATATGCTAATGCCTTGGAAAGATTTTAACAAGAACATGGCAATATCAATCGAATACGATCTTAAGTGGTAATATGCAAAGCGTTTACAACTTTATAGTAGCACCTAAAAATGGTAGGTCTACTAGTGAAAAAGACATTAATGGTTCTAAGCTACTGTTAAACACAGAGTTACAAAACCATCAATATACTAGCCGATTAGGTATAGCTATTAGCGAACCTAAAATACACGGCACACCTATCAAGCCTGGCGACGAAATAATCGTTCACCATAATGTTTTTAGAAGATTTAGAGATGTTAGAGGTAAAGAAAAAAACAGTAGATCTTTTTATAAGGAAGACATGTTTTTCGTTAGCACAGACCAGATTTATGCTTACAAGCGTGGAGATGTATGGAAGCCTCTTCCTGAATATTGTTTTATAAAACCTATACATGAGACTAAGATGTTCTCAACTGAAAAGGAAAGACCTTTAATAGGTATTATAAAATACGCAGGTGAAGGATTTGAAGCAGGCAAGCTGGTCGGGTTTACACCTGGATCAGAATACGAATTTAATATAGAGGGTGAACGATTATATCGCGTTCCCACAAATAAAATTACTGTCGAGTATGAATATCAAGGAGACGAAAAGGAGTATAATCCTAGCTGGTCACAAAGCAGTTGAGGAACTCATTAAAGTTGCAGGTGAAAAAATAGTTGATTCAGGCGATGACATATCTGCTGATCGATTAAAAAATGCTGCCGCAACCAAGAAGCTCGCGATATTTGATGCATTTGAAATTCTTACAAGAATTGAAGAAGAACAAAGAGTGCTAGACAATAAGCCAAAAGAAGATGCTAAAGAAGCTTTTAAAGGTTTCGCGGAAAGAAGATCTAAATGATGTATGAACAAAGTTTAGTCAAAACCGTAGAGCCCTTAAAGCTAACAACCATTCATAGATTAAACAAATCAAAGAAATGGGTGTACGGCTATAATAAGGAGCATGATATAGTTGTCATTAGTAAGACAGGCCAAATAGGTGAGATTATAGAAGTTCAAGGATTTCAAATAGCATTACCTCCCGCACCTAAAGATCTTAAGAAAGGCAAAGACAAATGGGTTATTGAAGAATACCCTAAAGAGCTTAAGAATGTTAAAACTATATTCGATTGGAAAACATATCCAGAAGAGTTCAAATTAAAATGGGGAGAATACATAGATGAGGAATTCAGAAGAAGAGAGGAAGGTTTTTGGTTTTATAACAAAGGCATTCCTACTTACATCTCTGGCACTCACTACATGTACCTGCAGTGGAGTAAGATTGACGTCGGTAATCCAGACTACAGAGAAGCAAATAGACTCTTCTTTTTATTCTGGGAAGCCTGCAAGTCTGATAAAAGATGTTACGGAATGTGCTATCTTAAAAACAGACGGAGTGGATTCTCATTCATGGCATCAGGTGAAACAGTTAACCAAGCTACCATATCCGGAGATGCAAGATTCGGTATTCTATCAAAGTCAGGTAGTGATGCAAAGAAAATGTTTACCGACAAGGTTGTACCAATATCCCTTAACTACCCGTTTTTCTTCAAACCTATACAAGATGGTATGGATAGACCGAAGACTGAACTGGCATATAGGGTTCCTGCTTCTAAGCTAACCAGAAAAGGTATACAAGCTAACGAGGTACGCGAAGAGCTTGAAGGTCTTGACACAACAATTGATTGGAAAAACACAGGTGATAACTCTTATGATGGGGAAAAGCTAAAGCTTTTAGTACACGATGAGAGTGGTAAATGGGAAAGACCAGACAATATATTAAACAACTGGCGAGTAACAAAAACTTGTTTACGTTTAGGTAGCCGAATTATCGGGAAGTGTTTAATGGGTTCTACATCGAATGCATTAGACAAAGGCGGTGAAAACTTTAAAAAGTTATACAACGATTCCGACGTAACAAAAAGAAATAACAATGGTCAAACAAAGTCTGGATTGTACAGCTTGTTTATACCAATGGAATGGAATTATGAAGGTTTCATAGATGAGCATGGGCAACCGGTGTTCATAAC